CCATCACTTGACATAGCCGGAAATTGCATACTTCTATAATTTAACAACGGATTGCCCGATGTTAAAATATTAGTTTCATTACTTTGTGCAAAAAGTTCGTTACTTTGTGCTACAAGCTCAGCCTCTTCTATTTGATCTTGACGTGTTGTTGTGGCCCATGTACCTATATCTGGATTAGACATTTTAATACCTGCATACACCTCAGCTCCTGGATTACGTATAATAGGATAAGCCAATTGAAAATCATCATCCATACCCATCCATACTTGCAAATACATAGGTGATGGTGTATCTTTAGTGGACGATAAAGCTGTCATTGCAGTTAAAAATATTTTCCCCATATCATTTCCAGTAGCACACCAGTCTGCCCATTGCATGTAAGGTATACGTAATGAATAATCAGTTTGATTATTTATATCCCATATTTGATTCACGTTATAACTTGATGTTCCTGCATTAGGTGTTAAATAACTAACATTTATATACGGTGCATAACTAAAACGTATACGCATAGAATGAAAAGCTGAACAAACAAAGGAAAAATGTATTTTTATTCCTCCTCTCCAAAATCTAAACAAACGTGCTAAATAACCTGCAGGATGCATATAATGTGTACCAGCTATATCAGTTAAACTATAATCACCAAAAGTAAAACTTAAGGGGTTCATTGTAGTCGAATAAATATTATCATTTACTTTAACTGTTGATTTAATTTCTTTAATATCAGTTAGACACATTCTTCCAGCAACTTTAGCTATATGCATAGCATTAGGGATACTATTTGCTAAACCATCATCAACTATAACACTTTGATTTTGTGACGGACCCAATACAACATTCATAGGCAAATCTTCTGCTCTATTAAGATTCATATTACGAAACACAAAGGGTTTAGTAGCTGTTAAATTAGCGGCATTACTAAAACCCACATCTACGGCTAATTGTGACATATCAGCAGCAATATTTGTCACATCACGTGCTATAGTATTTCCAAACTTAATTATACCAGTTGCATTTAATCCACTTGTAACATCTTCCTGTTTCGACAATGTTACTTGTTCATTAGATTGTGCCACATAAGCTACACCAGGTTCATTTGTATAACCACTGAATCGTGGATTCGTAAAAACTACGTAAATAGATATTGTAACTGGGCTTGGAGTTTCAGCGGCCATAACATTATTAAGAGGGCAAGCTGGCCAACCATACAAAGTCCAAGGAACAGTTGACTTTCTAGTTGACATAACAGGCACCTTATCATAATAGTGTATCCATGGTACTTCTAAAACAACAGTTTGATTACCTGTTGGAGACACTTGTATAAATCTATTTTGACTAAAATTTTGCGGTTGTAAATAGGTAGGGTGTAGTATATCAGCTGATGGAACTACAGCAAACATAAATCGACCATAATGCATAGGTGTACCGTTCACCTTAAATATTAAGCGAAAGTCTGGAGCCCAATAAGCTATATGTTGCAATTTGCCTGTTATATATGTAGCAGCAGCGCTCGGCAAATCAAACAATTTAGTCAAAGAAGCACGATTATAACTAGCTGACCAATCAACATGACCTATATACCATTCACGATTTACAAAAGATTCTAAAGATACGTCCAGATATGTATTATCTACATATGGAGACACAATCTGGCCTCTATTAGTTTTATGTGGTATCGTATCATCAAAACTAGTTGTAATTTGAGCTCGTGTAACAGTCTCAGCAGCATTTTCATCTATTGATTGTAATTGTTGCGCAGACATTGCAAACATTTTATGCTCGAAATCTAATTTAAAATTAATTGAATTATCAATATCATCCATTTTGTCACGATATTCTTCATAATTTTGAGCTACTTTAACTCGTGACACCTGTTGCGTAGCTCTTTGTATATTTCCTTCATTACTCATTGTATTCATAGTAGATAAATAAGGAGTTGCGTCACTACTATCAGGCAACTGATTCGACCTATCATTTTCAGTGACACATCTGCCTGTTTTCTGCAGCATAGTAACAGCTTGGTCAAGACTCTTACTAAG